CGGCTTCGTGCGCATCGAGCGTCTCCAGAACGTCGTAGATCGGTCCGGTGAATCCCGGCCACAGTTTCGCTCGACCAGGATACCTCGATTCATACCACCGGAGCCAGTGAAGCGCCCGCTCGGTGTCGTAGACCGACCTCCTGCGGGTCACTGGGTTGTCCAGACCGAAGAAGTAGCCGGACCCCGACTCCAGCGTGAAACCCAGCAAGTAGATGGGGTCGCAGCCCATCAGGTGGGCCGTCTGGATCATGTAGCAGGCCGAGTTCCCGCCCGGATGGTAAGGGTCCGTGATCTTCTTCGGCAGGAAGGGCTCGACGATCCCAGGACGGAAGACCCCCCGCTGGTCGCGCGCGCCCGGTGCCGCCCGACCGATGGTGATCTCGCTGGTCGGCCACCGCTTCTGGCCCACCACCCGAAGCGCGTTGGAGCCCGCGACCGAGTAGGCGCCGCCCCCGAAGATGTGCTTCGACGCGATCACAACCAGGGAGTCGGGGCATCGAGCGAGGTGCTGTCGCTCGCTCTTCCAGACACCCTGGTCAACGACATGCCAAGCTGAGGGGACCAACGCTCGGAGGGTCCAGTTCGACCCGAGAACGATTCGATTCCGCGCAGCGAGCAGTCCTGGGGAGTCAACCAATCCGCCGGCTCCCCCAAGGAGGAAAACGCCTTCTCCGGGAGCGACGTTCTGAAGCCAGCCTGGATCAGCACCTCGGCGGCGCGGTGGCGATAGGTGTGCCGCCTCGAAACCAGAGTCGAACATGCCCTACCGATCTCCTCCGCCTGACGCGGGTTGTTGATGAAGTGCTGGACCAGCTCGAAGAAGTGCTCCGGTGACTCCGCGCGCGGAGCCATCGGGAACATGCGCGCCAGCTCGCTGCGGTGATCGTCGGAGACGACGAGCGTGCCGCAGGCGGCCATCTCCAGGAAGCGCGGGTTGACGTGCGACGCAGGGAGGTTGCCGTCGTTCCAGAAGCCGGTGCCTTCCCGTCGAGGAGCGAGCATCGGAAGCTCCAGGCCGGCCGGGACCGGCTCGTTGCCGCGCCCCATCACGCGCGTCTTGAAGCACTGCATCGTGATCTCGGGCGCCCGGTGGACGTTGAGGCCGACGACGCACCCCGCGTAGAGCTTCGGATGGTCGCCGAGTGGGACCCATCGCGGGTCGCCCTTCGGGACTGTGCGGAAGAACCTGATGTCGGCGCCCTCGACGAGGCGCTCGATCGGCGACAGCCACTCCTGCCGCGGGACCAGCGTCGCGTTGCCGAGGAAGAAGGCCGGCACCTTGCGGATCAACTCGCCGTCGTCGTCGAAGTAGGGGCGGTAGGCGAAGTGCGACGTGTCGACGCCCGGCGGCAGGTAGTGGACCGACCCGCGGAACGTCCGCGACTTGCGGTGCGCCTCGACCGTGCAGGCGTCCATCGAGAAGACGTGGTTGAACCGCGTTGAATACTTGCAGGTCTCGCCGCTCTCGTAGGGCTCGTCGCAAAGGTAGACGCATGTCTTCACTCCCTCGCGATGCAGCGCCCCGAGGAACTCCGGGTTCGACGCCGCGCGACCGTGGTGAGCGAACATGACGTGCGCGCCCCAGCCGGACATCTGCTGCGCCAGGGACTTCGCGGTGCCCGGCATCGCGGTCGATCGGTAGGGCGACCGCGCGCCGCGGTTGATGCGGCGCAAGATCGAGATGTCAAAGACCTTGACCTCGGCGGCTAGAGGTCGAAATCCGTTGACCCACCCCTGGCGGTAGTCGTCCGAGTAGATGAGGCCGGAGTCGTCGGCGATGGCGATCTTGAGGGGGCCTCCGCGGCCGATGGTGCGCGCCAAATCTGGTGCTCCTTGTGCTCGGTCAGGTAGTAGTTCACCCCGCCGTGGTGCCAGCAGGAGCACGCGGTCCGCATCGCGATGGCGGAGGCGTGCACGATCGGGTCGGTGGTCGGGGCCAGCAGCAGCGCCTTCGCGAAGCGGCCTGAGAGGATCGCGAAGCGGACGCCGTCAGGTGCTGGCCTGTGGATCGCGCGCTTCGTCGGCGCCATCGACGAGCTGGTCGTGTTCGGCGCCGTGTCGATGACCGCGGTCTGGGGGTCGACCTCGAAGATGCGGCGGATCTTGCCGACCCACTTCTCGTCGGTGGTGCGCACCTCGGGCCGCATGATCGCGACCATCTGCTGCCGGACGTGCTTCAGGCACTCCTGGATGCACCGCGGCAGATCGACCGGCACTGGCTCGTGCAGGAACAGGTGGTCGACCGGCCCCAGGGCCTTCTGGACCATCCCGACCTCGCGCTGCGTGCCGCCGTCCAGGATCGCGATCACCCGGAACTCGGCCTTGGTCGAGTCCGAGAGGGCGTAGACGAACCCGTCTACGAGGTCAGCGTTAGCTGCCGGGATCGGCAGGATGATGTCGAGCACGAAGGGCCTCGTCTTGGAGCTTGCTGCCCTCGGTGGCGATCGAGCGTCGCTGGCACCGGCGGGAGCAGAAGGTGATCTGGGACCGGCCCAGGCGCTTGGCTGCGCGCAGGGGGCCGGCGGGGAGCATGACGTCCCGGCCGCACCCGCGGCAGGGGATGGTCACGGTGTCGTTCGATGGGTCGCGACTCACAGGAGCCAGCCCTCCTCAACTTGTCCGCCTGGATCGCGGACAACCGCGGACGAACTGCCAGTAGCCTTGTGGGGGGGTTCCACCGTCCGCTGCCCGGTCGAGGAGAAGCGCTCCTCCACCTCCAGGGTCAGCGCCGGGTCCTGGAGCTTCGCGAACGGCGACCTGGGGTTGACCTCGCCAGCCGACGCGGCCTCCTTCTGGCTCGCCAGGATCTCCTCGCGCGAGCGCGCCGGGAAGCGGTAGGCGCCGCCGACCGCGATCGGCATCTCATTGGCCCCGACGAGCCCGGCCTGGGTGAAGCGCGAGACCCCGTTGGTCACGGCCGCCCGCACGGCGTCCATGACCTGGAAGATCCACTCGTGCTCGCCGTGGTGGTTCAGGAGTATCCGTCCCACCGCGTCGGCGGCTGCGTCGGACTCTGGAAGATGTCGCTGCCTGCGCTCCTCGACGGGTCGCCGCTGCCGCGGGGATCCTGATTGCTGCCCGATGATCTGCGCCATAGGTCGTGGTTCTGGTCCTGCTTGTGGAACTCCTCGGCGGGGTAGTTGCGCTCAGGGTTGTAGCGCCCGTCCACCATCGTCGGGATGTGCTGACGCACGACCGCAGTCCGCCACCCTGGGGGTGGTTGGGGGCAGAGGAACTTGCCCTCCTTGTCGGTCTTGTGCAAGTCGCTGATCGCGTCGGGGACGTCGTCGTGGGTCGAGAACGGCCACTCGGTCATCTCGTCGATCAGCGGCTTCCACTTCCGCCAGCTCTCCTTGAGGTTGCGGCCGAAGTAGATGTTGCCGTTGCGGAAGGTGGGCTCGATCGCCTCGATGCGGATGTCCTTGATCTCCTGGCTGCGCCCCGGGACCGGGATGATCTTCGGCCGGATGAACGTGTTGCGCCGGATCTCCTCGAACAGCGACGCGATCAACTCCTTGTGCGCCGTGTCCTCGACGACGATGCCCTTGATGTTGAACTTCTGGTAGCGGTCCCAGAGGTCGCACGCGATGCGCACCGAGTCGCTCGGCTTCCAGCGGCCGACGTAGAAGTCGCGAACGTAGGCTTGCCGGTTGCAGTCGATGCTCACGACCCAGAACGCCGTGCGGTCAGCGCGCCCCTTCTTGCGCTCGTCGGCGATGAACGCGAAGTCGGTGAAGAGGTAGGTCCAGACGTGCTGCGGCACGTCCTGCTCTTCGATCACGCGGAAGTATTCGGGCCGGAAGATTTGCTCCTCGCCCGTGGTCGGCTTGTTCTCGTAGTAGCAGGCCCACTGACGCGGAGGCATCAGCGCCTTCTGCGCCATCACGAACTTGGTCGTCAGGCGGCCGGGGAAGAAGAGCGTCCCGTCGTCGTTCCTCCAGCCGAAGATCGAGGTCTCGAAGAGGCTGCGCATGGCCGCCTCCTTGAGGATCTTGCAGTAGATGTCGGCGTAGTGGTGCAGCGTGCCGATCATCAGCAGGCGGCAGGCGGGGTCGAGCTGCGCGAGCACCTCGCCGAACCAGTGCCACAGGCTCTCGATCGACTCAGGCGTGCGCGTGTTCTCCTGGCTGACGACGTCGTCCATGATGACGAAGTCCCAGTGCGAGCCCGTCCAGACCTCGCCGGCGCCCGCCGCCTGGAGCGTCGACTCCTTGCGGTGCTTGACGGTGCGAAGCGCGCTCGTGAAGGATCCCGAGCCCTCCTTCCAATCCTTGCCGCGGTGCGTGCCGAAGCGTTCCTTGAACCACTGGGAGTCGATGATCTTCATCGCCTGCCCGACGAACTTCCGCGCCTGCTTGCCCGTCTCGGAGCACACGCAGATGCGGATGTTCGGGTCGCAGGCAACGAGCCAGCAGACCATCCCGACGTCGAAGACCGCCGACTTGAACGAGCCACGCGGCCAGAGCTGCATCTTGTAGAGGTAGCCGTAGCCGACGTCGGACTCTTCGTCCTCGTATTTGGTCCAGTTCAGGATCGAGTGCGCGCCGACGCCGTGGGGCTTGAGCTGCGCGTCGGGGGCCGCGCCACAGTCGCGCACGAAGTCGATGAACCCGTCGGTCGTGCGGTAGTAGTCGGCCTCCTCCTGGAGTCGATACTGACGCAGCTCCTCGGGCGACAGGTGACTCAGAGAGGCGGGAAGACCTGAGTCCACGGTTCCCTCAGGATCGACCCCTTGTGCTTCTTCACCCACTTGACCCACCCTCCAGCCTTTCGCGCCTGCTCGAACTTCTTGATGCGGACCTTCTTGTTGAAGGCCGTCGTGCGATCAAGCGTGTGGACCGCCGCATCCATGAACTGCTTGGTCGAGAAGAACTCCGCGTAAATGTCCTTGCGCTGCTCGACCGTGAAGTGCGCCTTGAGCACATCGAGCATCTGCACGTCGCTCCAGCCCTTGTGCCCGGCGTAGTCCTCGTCATAGCCGCCCGCCGCGAAGAAATCCTCGCGGTGGATCAGGTAGGTGTTCGGCGAGGTCATGTCGATCGCGCGCGCGGGCTCGCTGACGTGGTGCAGGCCGTAGCGGAGGACGTGACGGCGGCGCATCTTCGACGCGGCCTGCATGATCTTCAGCATCATCGCGGACGAGAAGATCATGTCGGGGTCGGTCATCAGGCACCACGTCGGGTCGGCGTGGTGCATCGCGAGGTTGCGACCGCCCATCTGGTTCCAGGGCACGTTCTCCTCGATCCGCCAGACGTGGAGGTTCAGCTCCGGGAACTGGCGGCAGAAGTCGACGCTCACCTCGGGAGTGCCCGCGTCGTCGACCACGATCACCGTCAGCTTGTCGAGGATGTCGTCCCCGTAGGCCGCCATCTCGCGCAGGTTGAACGCGAGCATCTCGGGCTGCCCGTAGACGCTCATGCAGATGGTGATCGGAGCGAGGCTCACTTCGACTCCAGCGCGAAGGTGTGGACGCCCTTCCACTCCGCGGTGACGCGGTAGCCGAACGGCTTGAGCTGGTCGAGCGTCTCGTTGAGCTGCTTCTGGTCGTGACGCTCGATGATGATGAGCGGCCGGTGCTTCTCGATCGACCTGAGCGCGCCAGCGATGACCTCGTGCTCGGTGTCCTCGACGTCGATCTTCATCACGACGAGCTTGTTCACGGCGCACGACTCGACGCAGTCGTCGACCGTCACGGTGCGTTGGGAGACATCTGTCTTCTCCTCCCCCCTACCCCCGGATCCGGCGATGTGGCAGTGCCCCGCGTTGTTGCGCGGGATCGGCGCGAACCAGACCTCCTTGTTCCGCTCGGACCACGCCGGCCCGTGGAAGACGAAGAGCTTCTTCTTCTCGTCCTCGGTCAGGTTGCGGCTCAGGTTCCCGATCATCAGCTTGCGGATCTCCGGGTGCCCCTCGATCGAGATCAGCTTGGTCGACGGACAGAAGGCCGCGAAGAACAGGCTGTGGTTGCCGATGTGCGCCCCCACGTCCACGTAGGCGCCCCTGACGTCCCTGGAAGCCAGCCAGTTGAGGATGACCTCCTCCTGGAACTGGCCGGTCCTGTGCGCCCTCAGGGCTGCGATTTCGGCCTTGAAGACGTAGTCGTTCCTGAAAACTCGTCCGCGGTAAACGATCTCATGCCTCGGTCTCTCAACCATCGGTCGTAGTGCTCCTGGTTTGCCTGGGCGATGCGCTCTGCCCACGGGGGAAGGGTAGCGAACTCGGGCCGCGCGGCGTGGACGTTCAGGGGTTCCAGGAGGAAGCCCTTCGGCGGCGGCATCCCCGCCTGCTCCAGCTCGCGGGTCAAATGACCCAGGTTCCGGGTCATCACCTCGTAGCGCATGACCCCGGCGCCGCCGGCCATGAGCTGGTCGAGCGTCTGCCGGTAGATCGCGTGGCGGCGCACGAGGCTCACCTCGTCGATGAGGCTGCGCTTCGCGCGCAGGCGCGAGAGAACCGACCGCATCTGCGCGTGAGCGTCGCGGACGATGATCGCGACGCGCATCTCCGGCGGGGGTGTCCAGTGGTTGAAGGCGAGCCGGTGGAGGTGGGCGGGCGAGACCATCTGCGGCGCGGGATCCTTCGGCTCGTGCGGCCAGTCCATGCAGGCGGCCAGCCACTTCGTCGCGGTGCGCCCGATGCCGGTGATCCAGAACTCGGTCACTTCTCGCCCCCGTGCATCCAGAGCTGGTGCGCGTGGACGATGTCGTCCGCGCTCGGGTCCCACGAGTCCTTCACGCGAAGGTTCTGCAACCCGAACGGGTTCCAGTGCGACCCGTAGCGGTCGACGTCCTTCACGTTCTTCGACCACCAGAGCGCAGCCGTGTCGCAGTAGTTCGCGAGGTGCAGCGGCCCGCTCGACGGCCCCATCACCATGAGGCACTTCGCGAGCTCTTCGCAGGTCGTGCGCACGTCGACCGTGCGGTGGTCGATCGCGCCGAGCGGGCAGATCGAGTGGTCCGGGTGGCCGATCGCGATGACGTCGTAGCCGGACTGGCGCAGCGTGGCGACCACATCCTCGGCGTTCTCGCGCGCCCAGTTGCGCTCCTCCTGCTTGCCGCGGTGGTGCCGGACGTGCATCGCGATCTGGTGCGAGGTCGAGTCGTCGAACACGACGTAGCGGTGGTGCGCCGCGCGCTTCAGGCGCGGGCACTCGCCGGCGGGCCAGTTCACGGGCATGTCCGTCGGCGAGATGATGCTGCGCTTCGGCTGCCCCTTGAAGCGGGTCCTCACGAAGTCCAGGTAGCGCGGCTGCCGCATCAGGCCGCCGCCGACCCATGCGTTCTGGCAGTCCCGCTTCGTGACGTCGAGGTGGACGGGCGTGACCGTGGTCGCGAAGTCCTCGAACAGGAACTCCTGGCCGCTATCGCAGAGGACGTCGAAGTCGCCGTGCGGGAACAGCTCCCTGCGGTTCCAGCGGAGCCACGGCACCCACATGGCGACCAGCCAGCCGAACTCGCCGAGGAATGGGGCGGCGATCATGGGTTCGTGATGATGTCGAGGAGGTCCCCGCGTCCATCCAGGCGCACGCTCGACTTGATCCAGCAGAGCGTGAAGTAGTTGTCGAGGAACAGGGACGCGAGCGCCGGACCGATCACCGTGGCGTGCTCGGCGAACACCCTGTCGAACCAGTCGTCCTCGAAGAAGTCCATCAGTCCTCCCGCTCGAACTCCAGCTCGCCGACCGACTCCGGTTCGACGGTCTCGGACTCGATCTGCATTACCTCGTCGGCGCGGATGCGCTGCTTGTTCCGCAGCGCCGCGAGCGCCTCGATCTCGGCCTTCGCGATGTCGTCGAACTTGTGCGTGACCTCGCTGCGGTGCACCGCCTGCTCGACGATGCCGAGTGACTGGAGCACACCGATGCGCTCCTTCTCGATCGACCACATCGACTTGCCGTTCCCTTTCCGCGCCTCGATCTCCATCGCGCGCTCGTAGACCGCGGTCATCTGCCCCGCGATGGTGTTCAACCGGAGCCCGACAACCTGGGCTCCCAGGTCGTCGGCGTGCGCGTTGTAGGCGCGCACGACCTCCTGCTCCGGGATGCTGAACTCCCGCGCGATCGTGCCGGAGGCGAAGCCCCGATCGCGCAGGACCACGACCACCGCCGTCCGCTGCGTCGGCGCGAGGTTGTGGAACCACTCTGTCCGTCGCGAGGGAGCGCGACGCTGCATCTCGCCCCACAGTCGGAGACCGAGGTCTTCGAGGCTGTAGGACGAGGTGATGCCGTCGGCCGGCGGGAGCGCAGTGATCCCGCCATCGACGAACAGATCGGCCAGCTCCTGAACGGACAGGCCGACAGCCTCCGCCGCGGCCGACGCCTTCAGGAAGGCGTCGGAGTTCGCGATCGTAGGTGGTGCCTTCGGCCTGCCCCTCCCGTTCATGCGCTGGCCTCGCCCATCGGCGCCTCCATCTTCGGCTTCGCCTTGATCGCGATCACCGGCCGCATCTCGACCGCGATCGTCAGCAGCTCCATGAAGCGGACCACCGCGACCTGCTTCCCGGCCAGCAGGTCGCCGCTCAGCTTCTTGATCCAGTTCATCGCCTGCACCGTGTCTTCGAATCGTGGCACCTCCGGTAGGGGTACCAGACTACCGCGCGGGAAGTCCGAGTTGGCACCCGCGACCTCCATCACGCAGTAGTCGCCCTCCCCGTCGCCGAGCACGCGCTTCCGCTTCGCTCGGTTCGGGTTGGGCTTGCCCTTGTCCGCGCGCGTGCGCTTCCGGCGGGGGGAGTTGAGGGGAGCATCGGTCGGGGTCTCGGTGGACATGGGGTTCACTTTACCTCACGACCACTTCGCTTTCCTCGGTCGTCCAAGCTTCGGCGCGATCTCGTTCGCCTTCGCGTCGACCCAGACATCCTCGGGCGGATGCTCCAGGTAGTGGTGGATCAGCAGCTCCACCGTCGCCCCCCAGGACATCCGCCGCTTCCCCATGAAGAAGTTCTCGTTGAGGTCGTTCCGGATGTGGTCCAGCGCGAGCAGCATCTTGCCGGTGAGCGAGAAACGCCGCGCGGCGAGCAGGCGGATCTCCTGCTCGGAGTAGTTCTCAGAGGTCTCGTCAAAGGTCTTCATGCACCCCAGGGAAAAGGGAATCCACTGGAGTTTCAAGCATAAAGGCTTCCGTTTTTTTTTGGAGATGCTGGGTACATACCCCCCCCCGGGGGGGGGGGGGGGGGGGGGGGGGGGGGGGGGGGGGGGGGGTGGGGGGGCGGC